TTTGTTCCAAGAGTTGCAGAGATGCGTTATATGAATAATAGAGATGATAAACGAGATAGTTGAGGGTTGGAAGAATTACATTGTTAAGACTCCACTTGTAGAGGTTGAAGCAAAACGTAGGGCAGCAATATGTGCCTCATGTGAGCATGCAAAAGATGATATGGGTATCCCTAGATGTGGGATATGCAACTGTCCTCTTGCGATGAAAACAAGGAGTATGAAGAGTGAGTGTCCAAACCCTCAAGATAAAGGAGGACCAAAATGGTAGAGTATGTTCTGAATGTTATTGAGAATGGAGAGCTTACCGATGTTATAGAGGGGGCAGATGATATTCGCAAGTTTATTGCGGATAAGGAGGATGATGGAGAAAAGACTGATGTTTGTGTTGTATATAATGTAGACGATGAGTATGACTGAAGAAAAAGTTACTGAAAGTGGTATTGTGTATTTTGAATATCCTGTAGAGGATAAAATATTCAAGATGTTTGTAAGCAGTTCACCACAAAGACTTAAAGAGGAGAACGAAACGCACGAAGAGTATAAGGCTAGACGAAAGCTGAATAATGGTTCTTTAAAGCGTTTTAAGAAAGGGAGAATGCATTGGAATCCGTTTGTTCTTGGGAACACTAGGGGTCTGGAGCATAATCAGAGGAACCGTGAAACGGTGAGTGCTTTTATGGAGCAAGCAAAACAAAAACAAGAAGAAGAGAGTAATGAGCAAGATGTTGAAGAGTAAAGATATTAAGTGTTTACCACTTGGTAGTAAGATGATAGTACGTGCGTATATTAAACCACAGAGTGCTATTATTAGTTTAAAGGCAAAGGAGATTGTTCCTTGTGTGGAAGTAATGCGTGTAGGACCTGATGTTAAATATGTTGAAGAAGGTAAGTGGGTACTTATTAGAGATGGTATTACACCAGGACAGTTTAAGTATGGAGATGAACTGTTTTACTTTATTCAGGAGCATGATGTAACTGTTATTTTTGATGAGAAGCCTGACTACGAAATGATTATGGGTACGGATACGAGTATTGTACGTGATCTTACTGAGTATGTTAAGGTTGATAAACTGTCAAAGGTAAAAGCAAAGATTAGTGAGAAGGATGAAAGTGAGGTGCTTACAGAAAGTACAACAATTTTAGATCCTGATGGAAATCCAGTAGGATAATGAAGCATATGTTTGAGATGGACGAGCAGGGGGAACTTAGTATCTCCCCGCAGATCCTGATGATTAAGGAGTTTGCAGAACTTGCCAAGAAAAGAGGTAAGAGGGGGAAAGCACGATTGAATGCTGAACTTTCTGCCATTTGGTTTTTTGTGGATATGCGTTCTCCCTATATGCGAATGGATGAGGAAGAAAGATGGAGTTATATTAAGGATGATGTTCTTTATATGTTTCCAAAGTGGGAAGTTGACCAGAAGATAAATGCCTGTATTGAAAAGTATAGGGAGATGAGCAGGACACGTTCAATGGATACATTGGAGTCTGCTTGGAAAGCACAGACCGAGTTGGATAACTTTCTTGGGAATGTGAGCCTGAATGAGCGTGATAATAATGGTAAACCAGTATTTAACGCAAAGCAGGTAATGGATATGATAAACTCTCTGCCTAAAACTGTAAAGTCATTGCAGGATACGCAGAGGTTAGTAGAGACTGAAGTTGCTGAGAACCTGATACTGAGAGGTGGAAGGGAGAAAGCAGAATTTGAAGATGAAGAACTCAATCCAGACTGATACATCTGAAGAAAGATCTTTTCTTGACTCTTTGAGTTTTGATACGAGTGTTCGTATTAACTCAATAGAGGATGAAGAGTTACGTACTGATATTGTAAGTGCTGTAATGGAAATACCCATTATTTACAATATGCTGCGTAATGACAGGCTTCGTGCTAAAGATTTACCAAAGAATAGTGAAGGGAGGATAGAAGTTGATATTGCATCGCCACATATTCTTGAGAATATGGATTTCTTTAGAGAAAGGGCGTTGTATTTTAAGAAGTACGGTAAGTATACAGATCTTATACCTAATAGGTTTCCGTCTTCTCGTTATATGAAGTTCTGGAGAGAAGAACAACGTAGATGTAGAGAAGGACTTATACGAGAATCTGATGGTGAGTGGATACCAGGTTATTATTATTGGTATTTAAATTACTGTCCGATATTGATGACACAAGACGTACCAACATCTTCAGAGGATTTAGAAGAGCAGATAGGTAACATTAGAGCAGATCGTGTTGAGGATTTTCCAAGGGTTTGGGATAGTGACTATTTATGGTATCATTATGTTGAACAGGCAGAGCAACGTGGTATGCATTGTGTAAATATCAAAACAAGGGGTCGTGGGTTTTCATTTAAAGGCTCAAGTAAGAGTACAAGGAACTACTACCATTTTAAAAGGAGTAAGTCTTTTGCAATAGCATCTGAGGGTGAGTATCTGTATGATGATGGTATACTAAGTAAGGCGTGGGATACGCTTAACTTTATTGATAATTATACGCCTTGGAGAAAGTCTAGGGATTATGCGGATAGGAATGACCATAAAAGGGCATCGTATAGAGATCCTAGAACTAAGACTGAAAAAGGTATAAAAACTGAGATATTAGGTGTTACAACTAAGGGTCAGCCTGAACGTGCAAGGGGAAAGAGGGGTAAGCTACTTTTATTTGAGGAAGCAGGAAAGTTTCCACACTTAAAAAAGACGTATGCAATTGCACGACCATCGGTGGAGCAAGGTAAGATGACTTTCGGTACTATTATCGTGTGGGGTACAGGTGGTACTGAAGGTGCTGACTTTGCAGGTATTAAGGAGTTGTTTACTAAGCCTGATGCATATAACATGTATGGGTTAAAGAACATATATGATAGGAATGCACCAGCAACAGCTATCTGTGGTTATTACTGCGGTGAGTACATGAACCGTGAGGGTTGCTATGATGAGAATGGTAATTCTGATATTATAAAAGCACTCATTGAAGTGTTTATTGCACGTAAAATTATTGCTACAAGTACGGATGATCCAAACGCACTTATTCAAGAGAAAGCTGACCGTTCGATAACTCCGCAAGAAGCAATGATGCGTAAAGAGGGTCATATCTTTAATGTAGAAGATATGAAAGTGCATCTCTCTGAGGTGGAAACAAACCCTAAAAAATATACTGATGCCACTTGGAAAGTAAAACTGTACTTTCAGGAAGGTGAGGTCAAATTTAAACTAAGTGATAATAATCCTATACGACAATTTCCAGTAATGGATATGAAAGATCTCACATCGTGCGTTGAGATTTTTGAGCATCCTATATTAACAGACGGGCATATACAACCAAATGTGTATATAGCAGGATGTGACCCTTATGATGATGATATGTCACTTGGACCATCATTGGGTAGTGTGCTAGTAATGAATCGTCTTACAGGTAGGATAGTAGCAGAATATACAGGTCGTCCTAGAACGGCAGAAGAATTTTATGAAATATGCTATAGGTTAATGAAGTATTACAATGCACGTTGTAACTATGAGAATAATAAGAAAGGTATGTTCCAATACTTTGATAGAATAAATGCAACTTATATGTTGTGCGATACACCAGGTATTCTGAAAGATATGCAGATAACTAAGCGTGTAGGGTACGGTAACTTTGCAAAAGGTACACATACGACAAAAGCCGTGAACGGTTGGAGAAATAGTCTCATACGTTCATGGTTAATGGAACAAGCGTATGGAAAAGAAGAAGGGGAGAGGAATTACAGTACGATAGTATCACCAGCAATGCTAAGAGAACTAATAGCGTATGATCCACACGTAGGAAACTACGATAGGATTTCTGCGTTAGGCATGGTGTTGATATATCGTGCCGATCTTGAGAAATTTGGCATTGAAGAAGAAAGTTTCGCTGATAGTGGTGATAATAGAAAACAAATAGATCCGTTTTTTCTTAGAAATAGAAAGAGCATGTCAGAAAGGTTTATACCTACAGAAGTTGACGAAAACAGGATTAGCATCAGAAAACGTATTAGAAGAAGATGATATTAGGACAAGAAGAATTTCCGTTTCAGAAAAAAACAGAACGGCAAAAAGATAAAAAATGGGCAGAGCAATGCGTAAGAGCAGCTTCTGACATGGGACTCTACACAGGTAGTTTCCGAGATGAGTATTATGAGATTCGTACAAATATGGATCTTTATAATAACATACTTAATACCGATGACATGATAAGCATGTGCGACCCTTTTGGTATAAGCAATAATGACTTTCCATTTGAACCACAACACTACCCTGTAGCAAACAGTAAGATAAACTTATTACTTGGTGAGGAGATGAAACGTAAGTTTGATTGGAAGGTGCGTGTAATTAATCAAGATGCCGTTACAGAAAAGCAAAAGGCAATCAAGGAAATGATTAATGAGCAGTTTATTGAGCTTATAGCATCAGATACACCACAAGATCAACTTGCTGAAAAACTGCAAGAGTTTGATAACTATCTGAGGTATGATTATAAGGATATCCGTGAGAAACGTGCTACAGACCTACTTAATCATATGATGGAGAAGGAAAACCTAAAGTACAAGTGGAACATGGGATTTCTTGACGGTCTTGTTGCAGGTAGAGAGGTGTATGCTCTTGATATTTTAAATGGTGAGCCAAGAGTTCGTAAATGTAACCCAGCAAATGTGCGTATTATACGTAAGGGTCAATCTCCTGATGTTCAAGATGCTGATATTATTATTGAGTGGGGTTACCATTCAAAAGGTAATGTAATTGATGATTATTCTGATTACCTAACAAGCAAAGAGGTTTCTGAGATAGAAACAATGGGTGTTACAATGAGTTCGTCTTCTGATGAAGCAATAGCACAGGGTAGAGAACCAGATCTTGTAGCAGGTACATTTAGTATGATTGAAGATGCTGATGGTAACTTAACACCGTCAACTGCAACAGCAAATACATTGCTATCTCCTATTAGTGATGATGGTTCAATACTTGTTACACGTGTAGTGTGGAGGTCTTATCGTAAGATTGGTAAGTTGAAATACTATGACCGCAAGACAGGTGAAGAGCTGTATAGATTTGTTGATGAGTTTTACAAACCACGTATTGAACGAGGTGAGGAAATTGAAAAGCATATTTGGGTAACTGATTGGTGGGAAGGTACACGTATTGGTGAGAACATTATTGTTAAGATGCGTCCGTTCCCTGTAAAGGCATACGGCATTAACAATCCTACAGGAACATTGTGTCCTTATGTAGGTGGTGATTACACACAGGAAGGTGAGCCAACAACATCATTGATGGGTCGTATGAAGCCTTACTCTTACTACTATGATTTCTTGATGTTTAAACAATGGGAAACACTTAGTAAGCATAAAGGTACTGTTGGGTATCTTGACCTTGCTATGATACCTGAAGGTTGGGAAATGGAAGATGCACTTTACTTTGCAGATAAAATGGGATGGTTACCAATTGACTCATTTAAGGAAGCAAGAAAAGGAGCAGCTACAGGTACAATTGCAGGTAATATGAATGCTAATAGAGCACCTATGAATTTTGATATGGGTAACTATCTACAGCAGAACATGTACATTCTTAACTTTATTAAGGAAGAGATTGCAAATATTTCAGGAGTAAGCCGTCAACGTGAAGGTGCTATCTCAAGTAGTGAACTTGTAGGTAATACACAAAGGTCTGTAATGCAGTCATCTCATATTACTGAGCTTTACTTTCAGTTCCATGAAAGAATAAAGGTTGCAGTACTAAAGGGTACACTTGAGGTTGCAAAGCATGCATACAGAGATCGCAAGCTTAATGTGCAGTACATAACAGATGATATGTCTCAGACGCTTTCTGAAATAGATGGTAATGCAATACGTGAAATTGATTACGGATTGACAATAAATAATAGTCTTGAATACTCGCAACTACAACAACAGTTGATACAGTTAGCACAAGCAGGACTACAGAACGATAAAGTAAACTTCTCTCAAATCATGGATATTATGACAGATCCGAGCATTAGTTCGGTAAGACGTAAAATCGAAAATGCTGAACGTCAGAAAATGCAAGAGGTGCAACAACAACAGCAACAACAGCAAGAAATGGCACAACAGCAGCAACAAGCAATGCAACAAGTTGAACAAATGAGAATAGAGGGAGGACAACAAGCAGAGCAGTTTAAAGCAGATATGCAGATGCAGCTTGAGAAGGTTAGAAATGATGGAAAGATTGAACTTGAAAGAGTAAAAGCTGAACTTCAGAGAGACCTTAAGATGACTGAGAGTTCAGATACTCTCATTAAAACACAGACAGATGTTGAGAAACTCGCTAAAGAATTACAACACGAGGCACGACAAAACGAGCTTGATAGGGAAAATAAAGAGGAAATCGAAAGGATTAAATCTGAAAAGTCTATAAAGTGAAGGTTGTTAAAGTAGAAGAGGGTATTGACATCAGATATTAATTGAATTAATTTTGTAAATTAGAAATGGAGTTTCAAAACAACGAAAACGATTTAGGTTTTAGCTTTGACATCGATGGTGTCGAAGATGCTGGAACCTTTGACATTGAACTAAAGGAAGACGCACCTAGCTCTGCTGCAGACGCTGCCGTAAAATCAGCGAATACTACAGACGGTGAAGGCACTGAGGCAGGAGATGCTACTTCCGAAGAAGGTACATTTGAGGTCACATTGAAAAATGCGATCAGTGGTTCCGAAAAAGGGGGAGATACCACATTCACTTTACCTGAAGATAAGCCGTCCTCTGACAGTGCTCCCTCTTCTCCTCATCTTTTGACGAGGCTTGCCTCGGCACTCCAAAAGGACGGTGTTCTTACTGGTGTAACTGAGGAGGACATCAAGGACGTAGATATTCCAAAGCTTGCTGAGATGATCAAAGGTACCATTAAACAGAATGAGTACTCTGATCTTGACCCTCGCACAAAAGAAGCATTAGATGCTATCCGTGCAGGTGTACCTGTTGAGAATGTTGTAAAACATCACAATGCAGAGACTAAGCTGGCAGATTTCACAGAAGATCGTTTTATTGAATCAGATATAGATGATGAAGCCATTGCGGATACTAAAAAGAACATCCGACAGAATCTTATCTACAATGATTTGATTGCACGTGGTTATTCACAGGCAGATGCTGAAAGACGTACTCGTCAATCATTTAACTCAGGTGATGATGAGGCAGATGCAAAACTTGCATTGA